TGAACCCTTGTGTTTGTTCATAATCTTTTGGCATTTCCATAATTATTTTTCCTCCTTATTTAATTCATAATATTCTCGTATTTTGTTATCTACCTGCTTCAAATCATTATCTATTTTAAATTCAAACATATCCATTGGACTTTTACATGTTGTATATCCGTCACTTTGTGTTTCAAAATAGTGTTCTTGCCCATCTGCTTTACAAAGTAGTACTATTGAAAATAAACCTTCTAAAGTTAGTTGGTTATCTAACATCTTTCCGCAAGTCTTTGCTTTTATTTTTCCTGTTTCTGTTACTTCTGAATGATGTAAAAAATATACTATGTAATCTTCTGGCGTTTCTCTAATTATGCGGTCTACTAAATTTCGCATATTTAGACATATATCTGTAAACTTGCTATAACCTACCTCTTTTGCTCTATCAAACATTTCAAAAGACATTAAATATTGGCTATCATCTATTACATATGTTTTTACTTTTCCTAATTTTAGACCTTTAATTATATCTACATATCTTGCATTATTTACTTTTGGTAAATTTCCTTTAAATGGCAATGGCTTTCCTGCTACATTAAATATTCCTATTTCATTTTCTTTGAAATTTCTTAGCGAACATGATTTACCACTTCCACTTTCTCCCATAATAAGAACAGGTATTCCCATTATAATCACCTCTTAATCTTTTCTTAAATTCTTCCTTTAAAGCTTTTTTCTTGTTGTATAATGTTGTTTCTTCTTCATTTATAATTGCTTGTTCACAAATTAGTTGGTCTGCTGTATATCTTGCAATTATTCCTTCATACTTGTTTTCTGACATATTCTACTCCTTTCAATTTTCTAATCTTTTCTCTTAATTCATTTGCATATCTGTAATCTTCACTATCCCAAGTGTCTTGCATTTCTAATAGAAAATATTTGTGTTCTAGTTGTTCTAATGTTTCCATTTTCTCTCCCTCTTGATTTCTACTATTTAAAATGCTATAATAATAGTAGAAATCATATATTTATATAAGTATTTGATTGAACTAATTTTGTGATTGGTAGTCTGAAATTAGTTCTTTATTTTTTTCTGTTAAATTATTTGTTAATATTTCAATATTATTTTCTAAATCTTCTATTTTACTTCTTAATTCTGATGAATTTTCTAATAATATTACATTTTCTTCTTGTAAATCATTAATAAGATTATCTCTATTCTCAAATCTTGAATTTGCATTATCTAAATTTTCTTCTAAATTATTAATTGTTTTCTTTAATAATTCATTTACTCTTTGTTGTTCTTCTACTACTAAATTCATTAGTAATGCTCCTAAAACTAATCCTGTCATTAATCCTAAAATCAACATTTTATTTCCTCCTTTCTCTAATAAGTCATTCCGTTGTAAAAATCCCCAGTAGCAAAATACTATACTTCCTATATACAAGCTTCCATATACTACTGCTTGTCCTATTCTTTTGCATACTTTGTTTGGATCAAGTTTAAAATTTTTCCATGTTCTTTTCATTTGCTTCCTCCTTTCAATTATTTTTTAATATTACATAAATCATCATGTCTAAGTTCAAAATATTTATTAATAGCTTTTCGTGTTACCTTAAATGGTTTTGTATATCTTTGAACTGGTAAGTCTGGATCTTGAAACATTTTTAATACTTTAATTTTACCTATATCATATTCTTTCACTATCTGTTCTACTGTTAATAATTCATTTGGATCTTTTTCTAATTGTTTTCTTTCTAAAATGTACTGTAATAATTCATTTGTTTTATCCTGTTTTTCCTTCATCTGTTTTATTACTTTTATTAATTCTTCCATTTTTCCTCCTCTCTATCTTTTTTCGTGTCTAGTTGCGTTTTATTTACTTCTTGAATTTAATTCAAGTTTTTTGGTAAAAAAATTTACACCTATTTCATCTAAAGAAATATCTAATACATCTTTATCACATGCTCTACTTATTTGAGTTGCAGTAAAGTCACTTTTGTTATTAAATTTTGCACTTAAGGACGCAGTAGAAATACTTATTTTCTCTGCAAATTTCGCTTCACTTCCTAGCTTTTCTCTTATTCTTCCTCTAAGCTTATCAAAATCATACTCTATCATTTTCTTTCTCCTTTCTTCTTGAATTTAATTCAAGTTTTCTTTATATTATACTATGTATATTTTTTTGTCAATAGTTTTCTTGAATTTTTTTCAAGTTTTTTTTATTTTTATTTCAAAATACTTGATTTTTATTAAACTTTTCTTTATAATATATATATGGAGGGATACTATGGAAACAGTAGATACTTTTCAAAATAGGCTAAAAAAAGCGTTAGATATACGAAATATAAAGCCTGTAGAATTACATGAAAAAACAGGAATAAGTGAAAGTTTAATAAGTAAATATTTATCTGGAAATGCAATTGCTCGACAAAGAAAAATAAGTACTTTATCTGATGTTCTAAATATTAATGAAGTTTGGCTATTAGGTTACGATGTCCCAATGGAAAAAGAAACAACTCAAGAATTAAAAGACTATATATCATTAAAAGAATTATTTAAAGATAAAGTCCCACTTCTTGGTACAGTAAAAGCTGGATATGATTATTTAGCAAATGAAAATATTTTAGATTATATTGCTATTAATTTTAAAAAAGAAGATTATGATTACTATGCTTTAAAAATTATTGGAGATAGTATGGAAACAATTATTTCAGACGGAGATTATGTTATAGTTCAAAAACAAAATGAATTTAATAGTGGCGATTATTGTGTAATTCTTATAAATGGAGAAGAAGCAACTGTAAAAAGAGTATTTAAATTAGACAATGGTATAAAATTAGTAGCATTAAATCCAACTTATAAAGATGTAGACTATACTTTTGAAGATATGAAAAAAATTCCAGTTGAAGTAATTGGAACAGTAAAACAGCTAATTAAAAATTTTAATTAAATAAAAAATGAGAAATGTGTTCTAAAATAACGCAACTAGACACATTTCTCGCACACAATCACTATTGAAAGTGATGTATTTTTATTATATAGTAAAATACTTTCATTTTCAATAGTTTATTAACAAATTTATTGAAAAAATGGAGGTATTTTTATTATGGAAAGAAAAAACAAAAAAACAAAATCAGTAGGAAATGGTGAAGGCTCTTTATATTACAGTCAAACTCTAAAATGCTGGATATTTCAATATTTTAATACTAGTAATAAAAGAAAAACAATGAAGCAAAGAAAAAATGAAACGGTAAAAGACTTTAAGATTAGAGTAACTACATTAAAAAATTCATTAAACACTGGTACTTATGTTGAAAAACATCAAGACACAATTAAATCTATTCTGAAAAAACATATTGAACAAAAATTTAATGATAATATAATAGGAGGAAATACTTATAATAGAGACTTAGAAACTCTTAAACAACTTGAAAAATGTTGTAAAGATCTTATATGCAAACCTATTCAAAAAGTTACTTTTGATAACATACAAATGTCAAAAGAAAATATGAAAAAATATTCAAAATCTGGAATTGATAGAATGTGGAGACTATTATCAAAAGCTTTTGCTATTGCCGCTTCTCCTTCCATTCATATACTATCAATTAATATTATGAACGATGAAAATTTAAAAAGACCAATTTCTAATATAGGAATTAAAAAAATTTTTCCTTTAACAAGTGAAGAAAGAAAAAAACTTGAACACATATTAGACAATGAAGAAAGAAATCATAAATATCGTAATATTGTAAAAACTGAATGGCTAACAGCTATGAGAATTGGTGAAGTGCTTTCTCGTTCAAAATCTGATATAAATAAAGATAAAACAAAATTATGTATTCATAATACTCTTACTAAAGATAAAAATGGAAGCAGAATTATTGGAAAACATACAAAAACGTATAATAAAGAAACAGGAATAGATGAAGGTATTAGATATTTTCCTATTAATTCTGAATTGAACAAAATTTTTAATGAAGAACTTTCTAAAAACATAACTAACATACATAATTTAATATTTTGGGATTATCAAAAAAATACTTTTATTAATGGAAATGAAATAAACTCTTGGTTAAAAAGATTAAATCAAAAATATAACATATCTGATAAGTCTTTACATAATCATAGATTAAGACACGATAGAATAACTCAGTGGAAAGAACAAGGTTTAGATATGAAAGTAATTCAATATCTTGTGGGACATATTGAAGGAAGTACTGTTACTGATACTTATATAGACATTTCTCAAGAATTTGCATTCAATGAATTTAAAAAAATTAAATAACCCCTCTACTGCATTATTATTGCATTAATTTTTTAAAATAAACCTTTGAAAACTATTGATATTTCAATATATTCAGAGGTTTGCCTTCTTGGTGTTCCCAGGCGGTATTTAAAACATCTAAAAAATCTTCTGATTTCTTTAAAATGTTTTAAATACTGATTTAGAACACTTTGTTATACTAAGATATTTCAAAATATTTTTATAATATTTCTGTACTGCATTAATTATTGCATACTTTTACAATTTTGCATTAAATCCTTTTTCTATTCCCTTTTTATAAATTTTTATACATATGCCTGTATACTTTCTTAGTATTTCCTTTTCTTCTATAGTTAATTCTTTCTTAATTTCCTCTAATAATATATCTTTTTCCATATTCAATCCCTTCTTTCGTAAATTTTTATTTACTGTAAAGGGGTTATAATTTTCCTTAATTATATTATTACTTTCTTCTTTTGTAAATAGATTTTTTGAACTATTTTCTTCTTTTTTCATAAATAAAAACCCTTCTTTCGCATAAAAATTTGACAATTTATACTCAAGCGGTTATACTAACATTAGACATGATTTCGCATAAATTGTGTTTTGGAAGATAGGTTGATTGGTTGTCGTGCTATCTTCCTTTTTATTTTATATGAAATTGAAATATTGTCAAGAAATCTAATCTCCTTTTCGACAAATTATCTCTGAAAGTCTTTATCTGTACGAAAAAATTTTTTTGGTTTTTTTATTTATTCATATTTAATTCTCTTAAAACTTTAACTCTTAAATAATTCCATTCTAATTTTGATATATATTCAAGTGATACATTTGATAAATAATTATTTTCTTTTGCATACTTGTTCCATTCTTGTGTTGCTGGAAACTTTTTCATTTCATCGGTTACTTTCTTCAATTCTTTATATGAGTTATTATAATATATTAACATTTCACTTTCTTGTGAATATACTTGTTGTTCTACACTATTATAATATTCATTAATTAAAATATTTATCTCTTCACTTATTACTTTCGTTTCAATCGAATTTAATCCGTTTTTTTGAACACTTTTATCTAGTTTTCTTTTTAAACTTTTAATTTTTTTTATTTCATTCTTTTTCATTTTTTACCTTTTTCTTTTGTATATTTTTTATTATAAACCTTTATTGTAAAAATTAAGCGTATTTTCCCTTTTGGTTAATATTATAGTATAATATACCAGTTGTCAATATTTTTAGTAAAAGAAAAAGCCCCACTTTCGCGAGACTAATTCATACAATATTTTTCCTATTTTTATTATAACATCTTTTATTTGCAAAGTTTGTCGAAATGTGCGAAATTCAAGCTTTCAAAATCAATTTTAAGCCATTTTATTTTTAATTCAATATACTTATATGCTTTGATTTCAGGCTATTTTTAGAGATTTTTATAAATTTTTTGAAGTTTTTTGAAAAAAGTATTGACATGTATCGTACGATACTGTATAATATATTTAGTTTAAAGGAAAGGAGGTTACAATATGATTACAAAACTAAAAAAGCTTATAGCTTCACACCGCAAAATGAAAAAGCTACAAGCTCATCGTAATCAGCTTTGGCAAGACATTATGATTATTCATCATATGTTTGACTAAGCGAGAGAGGGTAACTCCTCTCTTGATAATATATATTATATATGATAATATTTATAAATGTCAAGGAGGAAAAATGGGAAGAGATTTAGAAAACAAAAAAGAATGGTACAAAAAAACATATGAAAGATTTGGTGCTGATTTAGATAAAGAATATTCTCAAAGATTAAAAAAGGCTATTGAGAAAGATGACAAATATAACAGTATCGCAGATTGGATTAGAACACAAGGAGATAAATATTTAAAAGAAAAAGAAAAAAAATAAAGAAATTTTGAAAAAAGTATTGACATGTATCGTACGATACTATATAATATAATTAAGAAAGAGATAAGTCGTTAGCAAATGCAACGTTCTCTAAAAAAGGAGATAATTATGAAAGTAAAAGAAATATTAGATTTAACAAGTGAAGAATTAGAAAAAATGATGACTAGAGAAGAATATGATAGAATGAAAGAATTAAATATAGAAAATGTTTGGCAATTATTAGATATGTTACAAGATAGTGCAAGACAAAGTGGTCAAGATGAAGATGAAGAACATATTACAATATCTGCTTACTTAGATTATTTAGAAGATATGAGAGATTAGTTATAATCTCTTCTATTTTTTAATAAAAGGAGAAATTATGAAAGGATATAATATTGAAAATTATGTTGGTAAAAAGTTCAATAATCTTTTACTAATAAAGAACTTAAATAAAATAGATAAAAATAATTCAAAACTTGCACTTTTTAAATGTGATTGTGGAAAAGAAAAAGAATTGGCTTTTACTCAAGTTTTAAGTGGACGAATAAAAACTTGTGGCTGTAAACAAGGCTATTTATCTAAAAGTTCTAAAGAAAAACAACAAAATTCACTAATGTATTTTTATTCTAATAATACATTAAAAAATAATACAACTGGTTGCACTGGGATTTCTTTTATCAATAATAAATATAGAGTTCGTATATGTGTTAACAAAAAAACTATACATATACGGTTATTTTGATGATTTAGAAAAGGCTATTAAAGCTCGTAAAAAAGCAGAAGAAATTTATTTTAAACCACTTTTAGAAAATAAAACAGACTGAATTGACAGTCTGCTTTACTTTTATACCACATTAATTTTAAATGCTTCAATCTTTAAGCATTTTCCTTCTGTTCCTAAATGTATCTCTGTTCCTGAAGATTTAGGCATCCACCCAACATCTTGTATATGTTCTTGAACTTCTAATCTTTTATTTGATTTTATTTCGATTGCTTCTATTCTTCTTCCTTCTCCTGTTGTTCCTGCAACTTGCCCA